CTGTTGGTAAAAACATGTAATCTTTAAAAGTTCTTTTTCTAGTGCAACAACTCATTATTTCTTTTTTGTAATTAGTCCCATTGCGCCTTTTGCTCCCTTGATGCCAAAGCTCGCACTGCAGGCGATGTATAAGAGATGCTTATAGTAATCAGGGAGTGAGTGTAAGGCTTCAAAACCCGCTTTTATATGTGGTGTCCATCCGGGTATGAAGACTGCTACCGCTGGAACCAAAAGACATATTAAAATTAGCTCGTCTTTCCAGCTTCCTTTCATTTGATCAACTGCAGTGGCCTCCCACGAAATTTTTCCGGCTATCTGCTGCTCTTTAAGAGACTTTTGTGCCTTAATTTCAGTTAATGCTAAGTCTGCTTTTGCTTTTTTTGTCTCAACAAAGCCTTTTACCGCATCAGTAACCATATTTGCGATAGGACCTACTAAAAAATTCATCATTTTTTCTTTACTCCCTTAATTTTACCTTTGTTTATGCTTGCGTAGAACACTTTTGCACCTTCTTTCTTGCCATAAGTCTTTGCCATGGCCTTTTTTATCTTTTTACCCTTCTTGTTTAGTGGCATTTGCCCTCTCTCTAGCTACATTTGCACGTAAATCAGCTAAATCGTAGTCTTTTTGCAATTTTTTTGCGTCTAAAATCTGTTTGTAGTCAAATTGGTTCTCTTTTAATCCCTGTTGTTCACCTTTTAGTTGTGCATCCATCTCCATTTCAGCTTGTCTTAACGCTAATTCTTGTTGTTTTAGTAAAACAAGTGGATCAACTTGTTGATCTTGTAATGCTTCTTGCTCTTCAGCAATCATTTGTTCCGTAATTTTTACAATTTCCTCATCAACAAGCTGTTGTTTTAACATTTGTAATTTTTGTATTTCTTGCGGTGGCACGTTTTCACCAAAATCTTTACGTAATTTCTCTGCCTCTTGTACTAATGCTCTATCAACTTGTTGCTCTGCTAAAAATGATACGTGCTGATTAATGTGAGAGGCTAATGTCACAATAGCCATGGGGTTACTTTTGACCAAAGACGAAGATAAAAATATTCTATGTGCTTGAATATGTTTTGCATGATCTTGTTCTGGAAAAGCTTGTAAGGGTTGACCACGTAAAGTGACACTGTGTTCTAATGCTGCGTTTGCTGGTTGAGGCCCTTTTGGTAAGGGTAGTATTTGTTCAATATCTTTTACACCAAGTGCTATGTACATTCTTCTGTAAGCCTCATACAGATTGTGCATCTGTGGGTTAGATTGCGCTAATTGCAATTGGTTTTGTGCGAGTGTCACCCTTTGTGACATTGAGAAAATATTTGGATCTGATACTGGTAAAATATCTATGTTATCAGCAAAATCTATTTGCTTTATTTCTCTAGGACCACCTGCTACCGCATAAGGATAAACTGGTGGTAGCACAAGCTGAAATATTTTAGCTAATAAATTAAATTCTTTTTTTTGTGCGTAATGTAATCTTTTGTGCACAGCGGACATGACTTTTGTGCCACGCTCCATAAGAGCCATGGTTGTGCCAACGGGTGTTTGTGAACTACCAATCTCAGATAATTGCATATCTGCAACGGTTGCAAACTGTTTTGCTGCATCAACACAAAATCCTAAAAGCTGCATTAATGTTTGGTCTGGGCCTTTGTATGGTAAAGGCATTAAGGCTTCACGGATTATACCATTAGGTGCATCTACATCTCTAAACTCACCAGGTTGTAATGGTTGATCATCGTCACGTATTCTTAGACCTCTTGATTTAAAACCAGCAGGTAAGTTAGATAATGTCCCTGCATCTAACAATTGACGTAACGCTGATGTAGCAGATCTTGTCAATCCACCAATCATGTGTATTAATCCAAAACCGTAAAAACCTAGTCCTGGTAAAAACTTGTAATGTACAAAATATTCATTCTTCTTTTTTAATATGTCACCTTCGTTATAATTTCTGTACACAGATAATACTGCGTTAGAGCCTTTATCTATCGTTACAATGTAAGGTAGCTTAATACCACTAGGCTCTCCATTTTTAGAATTTATATCTTCAAAACCCTCAAGATCGAGATCAACGTGCATCTCAAAAAGTTCAACCATATCGTCAGAGGCATAACTTCCTGGTGACTCACCATCTATCTCATCTTTCTTTTCTTGTAAATCTGTTGTGCTTGACCCGTCATAGCCTTCACCATTGATGTCCATATAAAAGCCAGAAACTTGTTTTTTACGCAAATCATTCTTTGTCATTTTGACAACTTGTGTAATTCTTTCACAATCGTCCAAGTCAGAACATCCGTACGGTACGATGACATCTTCGGCAGGTATAAACTTAGATGTTGCTCTACCTGCTACATCGTCAAAATATATTTTTTTAAATGCGCTACCTGAAAGAGGTAATTGAAACAAGAGCTGATCCATCTCTGGATTGTAGTCCTCCATGACATGAGTAATCTCATAGTTCATGTAATCTTTAACACGCTCTGCTGCTTGTTGTAATTCAGGTGAGTTAGCTCCTACTACTTGTGTTCGAACGGGACCATCACTTGGCAAAAGCTCAACATAAGCCATTGCCTGGAATTGTGTAACTGCTTGTGCCAAAACAGGATGGTTGACACTAGCCGCACCTCTAAATGGTCTAGTTCTTTCTTCATATTTAAAACCAAGTAAGTCTAATCCTTTTGTGTATGACTGCTCCCAATCTTCCCTTGTAGATTTGTCATTGTCTACTTTTTCTACTAACTCATTTGCAAGTGCTTGTAAATATGCAGGGTCTAAAACTTCTGCTAAATTAGAACCAAACGTTGTTGGCAAAGGGGCTTCTTCTGCATTTAAAACAGCAGAGCCATCATCTTCAATTATAATGTCTGGATTTTGTTGTCCTGTTTGTAAATCTACTTCTTGTCCTAGCTCTTCAACATTAAGATCTTCATCGCCTCCAGGGCCTATAGGGTTTTCATTTTGCGGTGTTGGGACGCTAGAATTAAACTTTTGTACCATTAATATTCTCCAAATATATCAGTAATTGAAACTAAACCATCAGAGGCAATTTTACCACCATCTTTTTTACCGTAAATAAACATCGGACCTTTCTTAGTAGTTTCTTCAGGCAGAGTTAATGTATACATTTTAACTATTTGCGGATTGTACTCTTCAATAATAATTGTGGCATTCTCAGCTCTGTCTCCATCCCCTAAAGGCACAAGTCTATAATTGTTACCCTCCATTTCCACGAAAGATTCAACTGTTTGTCCAGGGGCTATCTCTCTTCTTATCACAACCTCATTAGGTCCATAATCTTTAGCAATACGAGTTATCTCTTGGTCTAAAAATAATTGTACTCCTCCAGGAGCATCAGTATCACTTCGAGCAGTAGGTGATAAATCTCTCAATAAGTCAAACTCACCATCAACGTTTTTATTAAAAAATTTTAAACCAATGGACGCTTTTGATGGATCTACAATTTCTTCTATTTTTAAATTATTTTTACTACCTGTATATTTTTTAGCAATATTCTTTAACTCCTGCACAGTTATATTGTCGTAGATAGTTTTAAATTTTTTACCTGCAGGCCCATCAGGATCTTTACCCCATCTTCTATTTACTAACTCTGACGGAAAGATTGCTACCTTATTAATACCATTAGCCTCTGCATCTTTGATTGTAGCTTTTAGCAGGAGGTCAATATAGTCCTTACCTTTATTAAAAGGCAGCACAGGGAAACTCTGCACAGGTCTAAATTGATTACTACCCATGTAGGTTGGATTACGGTTTACAAAATCAGCTAAATCTTCAGTATTATCCACGTCTAGAACTCTAATATTTTTCAATTGATCTTGGTAATTAGTGCCTCTGTTCAATTCAAACAGTGCATTAAATTTTTGTCTACCTTCTTCTTGTAAGGCTACTATTTTATTTTGAAAGTCAGGATCTACAACTCTCGCTCTATTTTGATTTGCAATAGTTGTGATTCGCTCTTGAATTTCAGTCAACTCCTTCACCACATCAGGTGTTAACTGAGATGCAAATGTAGGATCGTTAGGACGTACGAGATCAGAGGTTTCCATAAACTGTAACATGCTCTCGGGATATTCTCTTTCGAATCTTTCAAGAAGATCTTGTTGATATGTTTCACCGTTTGCAATTTGCTCTTTCAGTTTTGCTTTAAAATTTCTAACCATCTCCGCAGTAGCTTTCATTCGCTCTTGTTCTTTTTTCAAGTTAGTCAACATGTCAGTTTGCATTTCTTGGATGACTGCTACAGTGTTGCCATCTACGTCTTTGTAATCAGCAACTCTTGTAAAAGCTATAACGTTAGGATCTTTAGCAAAATGTGATGCATTAAAAAACTGAGTCTCTTGACCAGGTAACTTATCAACGTTAACAACTATTTCTCTATAGTTTTCACCTACATTATCTAATGATTGTGAACCTGTGCCTTTATGCTTAGGTTTACCCATGTAAGTGCCCAAAGGACCTGGAGGTGCGCCAGCATCAATAGGCTCTCTTTTTACTTTTACTTCAATGTTTGCAATCGGAGAGCTTTCATAAACATCAATTAAATTTTGTTGAGTTAGTTTTGTATTAGGAAAAAATTTTTCTATATCTTCTAAGTAATTAAAAATACCTGCGTCTTTCATTTCTGATTGTGGCACCGCAATATTTCCTGTGTAATATTTTAACCAGTCTTTTGGTAATGCACTCTTTGGTGCGTTTGGACTTGTAGTAGATTCTATGAAATAAGATTTGAAAGGAAAGTCACCAGGATCTACATTTGGCACCATAGGTGCAGCTCCCGTTCCGGTAGGGACATCTGACACAACTTTATTAGGTGTCAATAAACCAGGAACTTTACCAAAAAACTTAAATAAATTACCTGCTCCAAAAGCTTGTAAGTTGCCTGAATCTACTGCTTGTTTAAAGAAGTCATCATCCATAGCAGGGTCAGGTGTGAATTGTTGTTGATTAATATTTTGTAACGGATCACCGCCTATGGCCATCGGTGTAGGTGCAGAGTAATCTTTGCCTTCACCAGTGCCAAATATGCGATCATATAAATCTTGTACTTGTGTTGGGTTTAATCGAAAAATATAGCTTC